TTATTGCCATTTTTGAAATAGCCAGAAACCCATGCTGAGCCACCGTATTGATTCTTACCGCCTAAACCTATATTAGCATATATGTCGATATCTACACGAGCACGTAAATTTAATGAAATTGAATAGTCATTAGCTTGCCATGGTGACCAGCCTGAATATGATGAACTGCCTCTTTTGAACCAGCCACTTGGAACATCACCAGATATGCCACTTACAACTAGATATTGAGTAACTGGATTCGATGCTGTTCCACCTGTGCTATTAACATATGAATTTGATTCTTTAAAACCGCCACTAACTGTAAAATAATTTGCACCAAAATTAGCGCAAGCTGTTGCATCGGTATATCCGAAAGTAAATACATTATTTTCAATAGTGCCACCGGTTACAGAATAACTGTTAAGTCTATAATATGAGCTATTTGTAGGAACCAAAACAACGGTATCGCCAGGCATTCCAGTCAATTTATCAGCAGAAAGTGTGCCATTACCGTTTGTCAATAAAGTTAATGTTGATTCCCTTATTATAAAATCATTATTAAACATTAAAGGTTCATTATCAAAATTTACATAACTCATATTAAATCTCCGCAGTATAACTCCAGTTATAATCTGGTGCACCACTTCCACTAATAGTAGCGGTGTTAGCATTACCACCTACATAACATTCAATAATTACTGGTATATAGCCAGCAGGTATTTCAGCAGTTAATAGTTTACGGTCCCTGGCTGCATCATATAACCATGTTGTATGATAGAAATCTTTGGCTGTCCATGTATCTCTACCATTATAATCTCTAGTATAACTATTACCAAAACCAGTAAAATCATACCCAGCCAATGTTGCAGTTCCAAAAATATCATAGTATACAGGTTTCATTCCAGCCAGTCTAAAACCCCATGTAGCTGTAGTATTAGTGTTATAAAAACCAGAAATATGAAATGAACCTGTAGTAGTCTGTGCAGATATCTTCATAGGCTTAGTTGAACTATAAATTGACTTATATGTACTAAATGCTTCATATGAACCATATCTGAACTGACCAGCATTAATACCTATATTGAAATCAGAACCATGTTTTTCACAACATGCCTGTGCATTTCTACCATTAGAAGAAGCTAAAGGTATCATTACCATTTTTGTATAAGTCACACCACCAGCACCAGCTGAACCAGTTACAGGCTGTGCACTGAACGTAGCCCTTGCAGTAACGTCGTTATTCAAAGTAAACTTATTGCCTGTCAAAGTTGCACCGGTTACAGAATAGCCCTGGAAACCATAATTGGTGTTTGGAGTATTGCTCAACGTTACCTGAGTTCCAGAAAAACCAGACATTGGAGAAGCGGTTATACTTCCGTGACCGTCAGTAGAAGTAGTGACCTGGAATATTGACTTATTCCATATCATTTCCTTCTGGTTAGAAAGAAGTGCAGAACCGTTAAATGCTAAACTGAATGCCGAATTAATCATTTTTCAATTTTTCCTTGATCCAGCTTAAGTCAGTCTGAATCTGTGCAAGTTTAGAAGCTAAATCCAAATTCTTTATTTCCTGTATCTCACTCTCTAACAAAGAAACTCTCTTATCGAGATTCTCATTAGCCTCGTCTCTCTTGGACTTTGTATCTTTTCTCTGCAAATAAACGATAGCATAGACGACTGCAGCCGCTATGACTATCTTGATATCACCGGTATTAAAGGCATTTGTTAGCATCTCTTCCATGTTATACCTCTAATTATTTACGGTGCAATACCCGTTGCGGTCCAGTTAAATGCAGTATTGTTGTCATTAATTTTACCATACTGATATGAGATTGTATTAACAATTTCATATTTCAATAAACCAGTAGTTGTCGTAGTTTTTGCTGCTGCAGTAATATTTCCTTCCCAACGATAACCACCACCAAAATTTTGACTAAATAATGTTGTTCCGCCAACATATAATCGCATACCTGCACCACCAGTAGTACCAGAACCGCGTTTATAAGGTCTGCTAATACTGTTTGTTGATAATTTATATCCACTACAAGTACCGCCTTGCCAACCACTGTTTGTAGTACGAGAGCCAGCAGTTGCTTTTACTAAGAAATTGCTCGGAGTATTATCTGTTTTATATGTGCACAAACTTACTGCATAATAAGGTATACCACCTGTCGAATTAGTTGTCATATTAAACCATCTACCAGTAGCTGTAAATGCATTAACCTTATAGACTGCCTTTGCGGTACATGCTGCAGTAGCATAAAGTTTGCCATCTTGAACGTACCCACCAGTTACATCATAACCGCTTAAACGATAGTAAGTATTATAATTAGCTGTAAGATTTATTGGCTGTTCAGGAATACCAATGTTTGTGTCACCCGTCAAAGTGCCATGGCCGTCATTCTGATATGTAACTGGGAATCCAGCATCGGTAAATCCAGCTTGTGCAGATGCATCCTGGTCCTGAAGCGTAATGATGTTTCCATTTAATGTAGCGCCAGTAACATTATAACCACTGAAGTACCAACCTTCATCAGGAGTATTTGATAATGTTATCTGGTCATATTCATAACCACTTGTTTCAGACGCAGACTGTGTACCACCTATTGTAGGTAATAATGTTAAATTACGAACTTGTTTTCTATCTACACCAAATATAGCATAAGGCGCAGTAGCAGAGAATTGATAATCAGTATTCCATTTACCGGCAGCATAAGCAGTAGTTTGATTACCCATACCTAAATAATAACCAGAACCAATGTGTCCAGAATTACCAGACAATCTCATTTCTTGACCAATAACAAGATTATGTTTTTCTGCTAATTTCCATGGTGTATATGCCCATGCATCACATCCCATAATTCTAGGTTGTGTATTATAAACGTTTTTACTTGCATGTCGACAACCAACACCACCATTTTCGAAACCAGAACCTAATACAGCTATTTCTTTAAAATGTGTCACTGGTTCAGACAGCTGAATGTTTGTTTCATATAGTTGTGCTGTATGTTCACTTGACCAAATCAATGTTCTGTCATAATTATCCGGATATTTTACCCCGACAATCATATAAGGGCGGACATCGTTAGTTCTGTTATTTACCAATGATGCAGCATAAGCTGTAGAACCTGCATTTTTGCCCCAATAATATGAAGAAGCGACAAAACCAGATGTTCCAGAAAGAAACACCTGTGTTCCGTTACAAAGAACAAAGTCATCGGTTGCACGCCAGTTTCCAAAGAAGAAAGGTCCTCCAAGATTTAGCTGACCAGAAATAACTGGATAGTCAGTCATTACACAAGGACAATAAGTTCTTGTACCTGAACCGTAATAGATTATTTCATCATAATTGTCGATTGAATCATTTAATGTAATAGATGTATTATTAGGCTGTACTGTTTCAGCAGACCAAAGAACTGTTCTTTTTACGTCACTCATTTGACCTCCTTTACACCGACAATCTTGTACGGATGTAAGTCAACATTACGTCCTGTATTGTATGTACCATCGCAAAATGCAGTCGAACCATTATTTTGACCAATAAAGTAAGAACTAGTAATATATCCAGAAGTTCCATCTAACCACATATCAGTTCCATTAATTAAAATATACGTAGAACCTGTACTCCAACGACCAGCATAAAAACATCCACCTTGGTTAACACCTGTATGGTTAACTGCGTATCGATTTTGAGTATCAAGCCAGAATTGTGAGTCACGATTAGCTGAACCGTAAACTATATATTCGTCATAGTTATCTATACTGTCATTCAGTGTAATAGAGTACATGTTCTTAAACGGTGTGTCAGTTTCCCACAAAGTAGTATATTCGAAATGGGGTTCTGATTTTACATACCCAACATACCCATTCCAACCCGGATAGGCAAGCGTATTGCCTCCGTATTGAAGTTTGAAGACATCAGACATTAATTGCCTCCAGCAATACGATTGATACCTATGACTGCTTTGATGCCCACAGATTTACCATCGTTCCAAGTAGAGCCAGCAGCATATTCTGACGGATTAGTTACTTTTATATAACCTCCTTCAAACCAATTCAATTCAGTAAAAGTCGAATTAGCAGTAAACGTACTGAATTTCCAGTAAGGGCCTTCATAGATAACCGGTGTTACAGCACCCCATGCTGCAGTTGTGTTTGCAATACCTTCACATTCGAATTCACTCCATGGTCCAGAATATCTATCTGTGTTACCATCTGTTGTATATGCACGTGTTGCTAAAACTTTAATTCTTTTAAAATTTTTCAATGATTCTGACAATGGAATTGTGCCATAGCCATATGCATTTGAACCAGAGAATAATAAGGTTTCATCCGTACTTGCTACCAATGTATCATTAACCATTTCGAACTTGATACCAGGACCAGCAGAAATCGGCAAAGCGCTTCCGCCCCAAGCACCAGAATTAGAGCTTACGGTATCAGTAGTTCCATTCCAATCAGCAGAATTAGCGGTTACAGTTTCGATTGCTTCGGTTGCACTCTGTGGGAATTCATCGCCAGCCTTAAATGCAGAACCATTATAACCTGTGATATTATCAGAAGCATCATAACCGAAGTTACTTTCATTCATTGTTCCAGCAGGCACGCCTGTTATAAAACCAGATGGGTTACTTGCAGAATAGTAATCACCTGCAACTTGATAACCGGTTATCGGATTGCCATTCTCGTCATTATATGCCATTTCGGCTGACTTAGCGCTAACTGCACCAGCCGCAATAATTTGTTTACCGTCAATTGTATCGATACCTGTTATAGCCATCGTTTAAACTCCTAAATAGAACCTGTTGTATATGTGATACCGGTTATGTCGTCCTTGAATGCAATAGACGCCAGTTCTATAGATGAATATGTAATCGCAGAAGCATCTATATTTGTTATATTCCAACCCTCATAATAACTAAATGATATACTATCTGTGTGTGTTCTCTCAAATATATTATAATTTCTAACCAATATAGCTGAACCATCTTCAAAATTCTGTAATGTCCAATTTTCTGGAAGACTTCCGGTTGAATTTGTAGCTAATGTAATAATAGCAGAATATAACCAACCTTCATGTCCATATGCATTTGAGTCAAGTGATACTGTAGACCAGTTTGGTTGTATGTCAACATAATTGGCAGATATAATATCGAAATCATTCGGTCTATAAGCACTGTTACCCATTTCCGCATGATTATTAATATTCTTTATTGTAGTAGAACCAGTTACATAATCACTATTTAACTTGTTACCTAGTTCGTTACCTATTGCAGATAAAGAATATAATCCAGAACCTACTATAAGAGCAGTATCACCAATCCATTCAGCTGTCCTTACCTGAACATCACCTGAGATAATCGTAGTATATTCGTATCTGTGTCCAGTGTCCCATTCGTGTGGTCGTACGTTAACTGTATTAACACCACTTACATAGTCACCAGTTATACTGCCACCACCAGCCAATGCACTTCCGTTAATAGCGCTGATTGCACTGTCTTCGTTATATTCGAAAGAAAGCTTAGGCTGGTATGTCTCAGCAATGCTCGTAACTAGGTCATTGATATCACCAGTCGTAGCCATTTCTGCAATATCTGCATGAGTAGCATAGTCACCAGAAACTTCAAATACAACTTTGTCACCACTTTCAGAAATCTTGATACCGTTTATACCGGTAACTGGGATCTGAGGATTTGCTGCTCCCCAAGATGCACTGTTTGAAGAAACTACGTTTGTAGTATTGTTCCAGATAGCTGAATTATTGTTTACTACAGTAGTTGCATCGTTCCAATCGGCACTCTCAGGAATATCTACAGCTGTTAAATAGCCTTTATTCTCTACCCACTGTTCAGTTGCATAATCATCAAGGCTTTGATGAGCAGTCAAGAAATCACCAGATACAGTAGAAAAAGCAGTGCTGTCAAGTTTAGAACTAAGCCCAGACTGTAAAGTATTTTCTGTAACATACTCGGAAGGTACAGCTGTGAGAAAATCGCCAGAAACAGTTGAGAAAGCTGTTGTGTCAAGTTTTCCTGTGATATCTTCATTGGTAAGAAATCCACTCGGGTTGCTGGCACTATAATAATCACCCTTTGGCTGGAGGTTTTCAAGTTCGCTTGCGCTTACATAATTACCAGCGCTCTGATAATCGCCTGAAGGTTGTAAACCAGTAACGCTAATAGTATTATTATCAATAGAAACGTAATTTCCTGCTTCATACTCATTACCTGCTGAGAATGCACTACCATTATATCCGGTAATCTTGTCGTTTTCATATCCCAATGCACTTTCAGACATTACTCCTTCTGGAATAACTTCACCGGAGAAACCGATTATAGTCTCTTCCTCGTCGTCCTTAACGAAGTAAAGCGGTTCCATTACGCCTAATTTAGAAGTATTGGCGCTGATCGTATAGGTTTGATTGTTCACTACAATAGGATCGATGCCGTTATATAACTGCGTTCCGATTGTCTCTCCACTTCCTGGTCTCTGTGGATAGATGTCACGAGAGAACATTTCCTGACCATAGGCGTCAGTAATTATAATTGTATAGTCGAATACTGGACTAAGCCAGATATCGCACATACCTAAATTGTCGAGAGTAATTGGATTAGGAAGAACTACGGCTCCGTTTACGTCACCATATACGGTGGCTAGACCATTACGGCCCAAATTGTATACGTATAGCTTACCTGCTGCTAATACTGACCCATTGTAGTCCTGAAAGGAAATAAGGTTGCCTAATGGTATCATAATTTTACTTTAAATCCTATTTACAAAATTAACTGTTATTACTATATTTATTAAAGTATGAGAACAATTCAAATTAATCGTAATTTAATACTTAGAGAAGATGGCAAACTCTTTAATGTGCATACTGGTGAAGAATATATTTCTAAAGCAAATAATTGTGGTTATTTACAAGTTCATATATACGGTAAACATAGAAAGCTTGTTCATCAATTAGTTATGGAGCATTTTGGTCCTCCAAAACCTGGGCCTAAATATGAAATTGATCACATAAATCGCAATAAATTAGATAACCGCCTTGAAAATCTCAGATGGGTAACTCACACAGAGAATATGTATAATAAAAATAATAATCGCATAATCGGTACACGCAGATGTGATTGTGAAAATATAGCAGAATATTACCGCAAATATCGTCGCGAATATATGCGAAAGTATCGAGCAAAGAAAAAGAAAGAGGGTAATTAAACCCTCTTTTTTATTGCCAGAAATAATACATTCTATTTAACGCAAATTCGCTTGATGCTAATCCACGGCATCGCATGAAATAGTCATTTATGTTTTCAGGTGTATAGCCATGTGAATCTCTCCATGCAATAAAGTCAGAATCTATACTGTCAGCCAACATTTCAGAGAAGTTAACTAATGAACATGTAGCCATATTAGTATCAGTTCCTAACAACATACCGAATCCCCAGTCATCTGCTCTAGTAAAATGTGGCGACGCAACGGCATAGTCATTTTCGACTAAGAAGAATCTCGGGAATGTTCTTAAAGAAACTTTATACTGAACCTGTGGATTAGTCTTACCTCTCATCCAGGCTGGATTCCATGATACCCAGTTAGAAAGGCTACAATCAATCTGTCCTGTATAGCGATCTTTTGGACAATTACCTCTATTGCCTGCATAATCAACATGGTGAACTACACCGGAAGTGGTATATGCTGCAATTGTTCTCTTAGCAGTGGTTATATCAACCCAGTAAGGGCAAGTAAGGCCTTGAGAACCGTTAAAGCTATTGTTAGTAATCTTTACATTCCAGTAAATGTTGTTAAGTCCGTCAGGAACAAATGCTACATCCGTATCGAATGTATTATTTTCCAATATGCACCTGAACTCGTAGTGAGAAGAAGGTGAGCTTTCTGTATAAGGATATACCTGAATTACACCGCTAGAAATTCTGGAATTGTAGATAGCTATCCATTTGCTTCTTACGGTAGATGTAATGACAGAATCGTTAAATGAAGCGGTTACATCCTTGGAGGTCTCCATTTGCCAGGTGGAGTCGTTACAAGAAATTAAGCCACGGTTTAAAGTCCATCCGCTACGAACAGTAGAATTATCGTTTACATATATGCTGTTCAAGTTCGGGAAAGAACTGAGTCTTACAGTAGAATTTACAAGGTTAAGTGACTTACCGTTATAGACAAGGCTATTGGAAACTGTCACGTTCTTCAAATGTTCCTGAGTTGAATCGTTCTTACCGAAGGTCAACGTGTTGAATGTTCCGTTAATCACTGAAATATATTCAGTAGCATCGACTGTAGCAACACTGCGGTTCTTGAAATTAAGCTCAGTAACACCATTCTTGTAAGCTACCTTGGCCATATTGGCTACGTCTATAAAGTCGTCTGCATCGAATGTGCATTCCTGACCTGACAGATTGGTGAATTCTATATTTTCAGGATAGATGGCATGATTCAAATAGTATCTATCGCTAAAAGGCATATTAACAAAGCGACATTTGGAGTCTCTCTGTAATAAACTGCCAGGACCTACAACCCTACACATATTGAATACAAGGTAATAGCTACCAGTATCTGTATTCAAGGCGCCAGAGCCATCGGTATAGAATGTAACGGCCGTATTTGTAATGCCTCCAGTAAGCTGGTTATTAGTCCAGTTCTTACCGTCACAGTATTTCTGTCTTGATGCACAGCCCCACCATGATCTTGCATTCTTATACCAGCATGAATGAACAGGACAGTTAGAATCTGTAGGCTGAATGTCACCAATCCATGTAGTAGGTTTACCCTTTACATCCACCCATGAACAAGAAATACCGTTATCGAACTGTGAATTTGAAGAAATAAGCAGTTTCTTTGTAGTATTTAACCAGCCTGTAGTCTGATAATGGCCAGGGATAAAGTAGATTCCCGGTGCTGTTTTCTTACCCTTGATTTCGTCTACATAGGTCAAAAGGGCATTCATGTTAGAAATGCTACCAGGATATACTCCGTAGTAGGAAGAAGGAATATACATTCCGTCGAATGAAAGAATCCATCTACCTGAATCAGAAACATTGGAGCCGATAACATAGCCACCGTCCTGGTCCAAGGTGCAGTTCTCATCCCATACATAGGTTCTCATGCCACAGTCGTAGGCTGTGTAGTAGCCAAGAACATTTACAGAAGAGTTAGCAGAAGGATCGAGGTTCTTCAATGCGGATATTCCGATGACATATTCCCTGGACTCCGTATTCTCGTTCTGGCCGGCATAATAGTCCCTGACGAACTCATACATAGGTTGGTTCCATTCGTCAAGTCCTAGATACTTATAAACGCGAATATACACGATTCTGTCGCAGAAAGTAGTATAAGGTACACGACCTTCGACATCCAGGATAACCGGATTGGCCTCCACGGTGTATTCATCGTCGCTATAAGTCCAGATTGTCAACGGGTTATTGGAAACAGGGTCCAGTACTTCTACCTTTCCCCTTACCAAAGGTTCACCGTCGATATCCAGGAATCTTTCGTTCTGGTTTATTACAGGAATTCTATACATTACTTACTCCCTAAAATCTTGTTTGTTGTCTTAGCGTTTGTCTCGTGCATCTTGGCCAGTGACTGCTTTGTCTTGGCTTCGGAAACCTTTACCTCGTTTTCGGCCTTGATGGCTTCGGTCTGACTCTTCATGACTTCGTTATCGGTCTTGAGTGCCTCTCTTTCGAGTTCCATCTTCTGTTTTTCCTGTTCGTTGGCCATTTCCATGAGGTCCTTGTCGGTCAGGGTTCCGTCAAGCTTGTGCTGGAGAATCATCTTTTCCAGTTCGTTCTTGTGCTTGAAGTTTTCCAAGGTGAATTCACGTTCGAGAGCATAGCCCTTGAGTTCCATCTGTCTCTTGGTGTCTTCGAGTTCCTTCTGCAACTGAGCTATCTGGACGTCTCTTTGCTTGATTTCCTGGTTAGCCTGGTTGATGAGTTCCTGATCCTGCATTTCCTGGGCTGTAGGCATAGGCTGGAGGATTTCTACCAAGGTATTGACATATTCGTTATCCTTTTCTACGTTGGCCATAGCAAGCAAGAGTTTACGTTGGTCCTGAGGTTCTGTAAGCAACGGTGCCATCTGTTGGAGAATGACTCTGGCTTCCTGTTTCAACATGCCTTCTTCAGGTCCCTGGATGCAGTTAATCTTGATTGCCCCGTACATAGGCTGGCCTGAAACGAGTTCGAAAAGGCACATACCGACTACCTTCAAGGAAGCCTTGAGGTTATAGATATAGGCCCTTATATTGTTCTGGAATGTCTTTTCGGCTGTCAATACTTCCGTGGCGCTCTTCTCGATTTCTGATTCGAGGCCTATCGCAGGAATACCGATAATATTGTTAACCATCTGTAAACTCTGTGAGAACATTTCACCGACATCGCCAAGTTCAATTTGGTTAGACATTCTCTGAGGCGCTTCGAGCTCCCTCTTACCGTCCGCAGACCACTTGTTGTAGATTAACAACGGGTTAAGTGTCTTGTTGGAGTCACGGTAATACTTCTCGTTTCCTTCTACGGATTCGGAATCGCATAGCCATGTGTTCTTCGGTGACGTTGCTAATCTTACAAGGATATTGGAATAGGCATAATTGATGAGCTTTTGCACACCTTTCATCTGATTTACTATGCCAATCCAGGTCGAATCGTCGTCAATATATCCTTTCTCGCCGAAAACAGGCACAACAGGAATATAAGTCATAGGAAGCGGTACGGCCTCTATAATATCGTTACCTAACATCCTGTAGCATGTAACCTGGCCGTTTTCCTTGGTCCAGTAGGTTACTAAAGGCATATATTCCTTACGGTCATATTCCTCGTCGATATCTACGTTTGGAGTATCTATCATGGAGATTTCTATACCGTAGTTTGATTCTACCCATTTCTTTGACTTGAGTTCTACGATAGCCGCTGCGGTTGCGTCTGCACCGTTGGTCTTGGATATATCCGGGTCGAGATAGACGTTAGAAAGTTCTTTTAGACAGTATAATACAGGTTCCGGGCTTCCGTCTATGCTGAGGTCGGTAGATAGAACCAGCACGCCTAGACCGAATGCCACAGCGGATTCCAGTGCCTCTACTACAGCGGTGTCGTTATCCGGATCCTGTAGAAAGTTAAGGCCGAACTGGTTGAGCGTGGCACTGTCCTTATTAGTAGCCACATCTGTAACTTTCCATCTATACGTAGTTTCACGATATGTATTAGATATCGTTCTTATTACGTTCTTTACTACATTGAGCTTGTTGGAAGTTCTGTCTTTACCGAGGAGGTCTATATCTTCCTTGGAGTACTGATCGCCGGAGAGATATTTCCTTTCATCCTTTATACGGTTGATTAATGACTTGTATTTCTTTCTAGAACGCTTCTGGAAGTCCTTGAATTCCTTGATAACGTCTTTATTCTGACTAAAATTTATATCCATTTGATACCTATTAGGACATTACTGTTCATCATGAACAAACCTATTCGATATTATTTATTACGGTTCAGGATATAACGGAAAAGACCCTGGACTTTCATCCAGGGCCTAAACAACTAGGAGGTTAACTAATATGAAACAATAAATTCAGTTGTACCGGCGCATCCACATAACTGTTTTTAACAAAAGGATTGATGGAAATTGTGAAGTGATATATTATATGGACTGCCGGTACACCAGTTTTCATTAGTATTTATGAAGAACTAACGACCGTAAACTTTCTTTAGGTAACTGCCGTGCATCTTTGATTTTCTGAGTTTCTTAGGTTTTTGGTTCCTTTTGGCACGTATTTTCCTGTCCAGTTCCTTTCTGGCACGTTCCCTGTAGTCTCTTTCTGACTCCGAGATAATTTCTATCTTCCTTGAACGTGTCTTTCTGTCATACTCGACATGACCGATTATTACCTTTAACGTGGACATACTTGTTATCTTCAACGTGATATAATATAGTAATTTTTTATGTGTTTGTAAACATTTTTTATTAAACTCTGACAATTTCTATCTAACGTTCAAATTTAGAGAATACCCCGTATTGGTATATTAATATTCTTCATGTCTTTAATAATATTACAGTTAATAGGGCGTTTCCCTATTAGTTGCCATGAGGCGAAGCCTCTTTTATCAACGTTTGAATAGGTTTTAAATTGACACAGTTAAAGAAATTAAACCATTCTTCCTTGTAACCGTAAGCAAATGCTATCCTTCTGAAGTCATCTTTTGACATTATCTTGTTCATTACATTATTGATGGAGTTGATAATAAAGGTTTTCTGTTCAGCAGTCATAGAATTAAACCAATTTGATATTGCACAGTCATAGACAAAAGGTATATCTTCCTCGTTAATTCTGGTTATTTCTTTCTTTATGTCCTTTATAGACAGTTGACGTTTCTGGAAAGCCTTTTCTGTAGTTCTTTCGAACTTTATATTTCTTCTGATTATTTCACGTGCAATTTCTTCGTTGTTACTGTCGTCAAGCCATGACCAGTCAGTTCTCTTACTTCCTGATTTTTCGTGTCTTTTTGCACGTTTTCTGTAAAAATAGCCTTCTGGGAACAGTTCAGTTATTATGTTGTCTGGTTTTCCATTATTCCAATGTTCAGTAAACTTGTGATAGATACTTATATAGACTTTGAAAAAGTTTTTCTTTATATTGTTGCAATGCTTGTATGCCTTGATTATATCAGGGTCAGACGTTCCGTTACCGTAGATACAGTTTATATGACTGAATAACATCGTTTCTAGGTCTTCCAGGACCTTTTTTATGTCAATCCTATCTAACTTATACTTTCCGAAATTAATCAGGTTATAGTGAGTTATAAGACAAGATATGACGATTCTATCTATAAACAGGTCTATATACTTCAAGTCTATATTCTGGTGACTCAAGTATACATCCATAATAGCACGATTCTTCGGAAGCCATACATGAGGTTCATACGCACCGACGAACTTATCCATTTCTTCATCGGCGTATTCATCCTTCAATATCGATTTTACTGCTAACTTATTACTTCCGTATATGTAGTTCATGTTCAAAAAAGATCCCCGGCGCACACTACTACACCGAGGACCCCAATCTATAGGAGATAGATAATTTAAGGAATATAGGAAATCTACAATATTTGACTATCGATTAAAAGTAGTGTACGTCGACTGTCATTTTATTTACGAGGTAAAATATAGTAAAAGTCGTAATGTTTGTAAACCCGGAAGAATAATCAAAATTTGTAATTTTTAGTTTACATTATAGCAAAATATTACTATATTTACTTTATGGCTAGAAAAAACACTGTTAATTATGTAGACAACTCAGAACTGGCGCAGCTGGTTAAAGAATATATCGAGTCAAACCCAAACGATAACGGAGAATGGCTCGACAAATACGAGGGCACTATGACAAAGAAGTGTCAGAAAAAGGCTGACAAGGCCGAAGATGTCAAGGATTTCATAGAGTTCAGGAGAAAACTTTATAATTCTAAAAGGCCTTTCGATAAATACGAGTCTGTATGTGCCAAACTATTACCTAAGATTTACGAGATTATAGACGGTAGAATGGCGTCATATAAGATTTTCGACGATCCCGACATGAGACAGGATGCATTGGTTATGTTCATGAGGTATATCAATCGTTATGACTGGCGCAAGAATACATCGGCATTTGCATATATCACAGAAATAATAACCAATTCCATAAACCTTACGTTGAAGAAGCGTGCCAAGGACTATCTCGACGGTGCCATAGTCCTGGAGTCACAGCTTGAAGACAAGGTCCTAGTTTCAATGTTCAAGGGCATGGACACGGAAGGCTACGGTACGACAGACGAATAGAATTGCAAGATTATAGCGAAAAATTATAAACAAAAATCATATATAAAATATATAGCAAAAACAATAGAGGTAACTATGATTAGAAAGAACATCGAAGTTATATGTGAAGACTTCAAGAATATAGAAAATTACGAAGTGGCTAATGCAGACACTGAGAACATGTGGGTATGCCATCACAGGCTCGAGCTTGACGAAGACGGTAACGTTCTCTATACGAAGGACGAACTTATAAAACTTGGCCGTTATTTCAAGGTTCCAGCCGACGAACTGATATTCATGAAGGAGTCTGACCATATTCAGCTTCACATGAACGAACAGCAGAGAAAGAAAATTTCAGAAATACAGAAGAATCTCTGGAAGAAACCTAAGAGAAAACGCATGGCCAAGATGCAATGGGCAAAAAGAAGAGAAGAAGGAAAGACTATGACTGGCATAGAACAGTTGAAGAGTGACGACGATTACCGCGAATACCAGAAGATTATCCACAGGTCATGGTATAAGAGAAACAAGGAAAAGTGGAACGACTATAATTATAGATACAGACTTAGCAAGAAGTCAGTAGAGGAACTTGAACAGTTGTTTAACAAGCACTTGAACAGTTGCCTCATTGCAGAACAGTGCGGGGTAGAGGAAAGACTGCCTAAGCTCAAGAAGTGTATGGATGTCATAAGGGAACTTATCAAGGAAAAGGGAGGTTCCAATGGCTAATGACTGGAAAATTATTTTTACCCACAAAGCTATGGCGCCAGTTGAAGACTATGATATTATCGATAATACAACTTCTACCCTGGACCATAGGATCTGGTCTGAAATAGCTGGAATGAAGATTGTAGACGACAAGCTTGCACAATATACTGAGGAAGTAAAAGCTGGCACAAGGGATCCTAACGAACACTGGCTATACCTTAACCATTACCGTAGACGTTTCGACGACGACTGTTACAGGAGAATCTACGTAGCACAGCCTATATTCATGCAGTGCACATTGGCACAGCATTACGACTACTACCACAATATCGAGGATTTGAAGGTATGCGGTCAGGCATTGAAAGAAATGTACCCTACATTGGTAGGCTCTTTCGAACAGGTATTGAACGGGAATATGCTTATTCCGTATATCATAGGAATCATGCCAGAAGGACAGTTCAGGGACTACTTCAATTTCTTGCATACGGTGCTCTCTAAGACGATGGAATTAATGGGTTGTAAAACATACGACGACATGATGAAAAGGGTCACAGAAGGCGATTATGTGCGAGAGAACAAGGGTCGTGACAACAGACCTGAATATCAGGTAAGAATACTCAGTTTCTTGGCAGAAAGATTAGCTACTCTATACTGGAAAAACATTGCAATGCAGGCACCAGTATTCCCAGCTCAGTTAATTAAGACAGAAGGTGCATTTTAATGACGAAAGCAGAATATATTGAACGTTACGGTGAAGAATGGTATCGTGAATATAGAAGAAAATGTAGAGCATATAATAAAAAAAGATATTCTGAAGATGAAGAATACAAAGCTCATTTAAAAGAATACAGAAAGCAATATCTTGTTGATAATAAAGAAAAAGTTAGAAAGCATCATACAGAATATTGTAGAAATCGTATGCTTACTGATGAAAAATTTAGATTGGTAGTCAAAATAGATAAATTACATGTATATTGTGATAATATAGAATTAGTTGAAAATTTTGAACTTGCTAAAGCTAATAATTTTGAAGGTTGGCATTGTCATCATAGATTAGAAAATTATTGGTCAAAAGCAACATTAATGAAGAAAAACATGTATTATAAAGTAAATCCAGAAGCATTAATATTTTTAACATCTGAAGAGCATAATAAAGATTACAGCAAGTCTACTAAATACCCAGCAGAAACAAAGTGGCATAAAAGGAGTTTAGAAAATGAATAAGGATATAATTTTATGCATATCGCCAGAATGGACTAATGGTGGTTGTGGTGTATTAAGAGTGCAGCATAATGTAAACTATATTAATCAGAATAGTAATGCATTCGGTGTAAAATTAATAATGTCGCCAATACCATTATTCGATACAAATTTGTTGCAGATGTGCAGATGTATATTAATACAAAGACCTTTTTCACCAATGCCATGGCTGAAACATTATAAGGAATTGCAGCCAAAATTTGGTTATTCTATAGTAGGCGAAGTAGATGATAATTTTACTACATATAAAGGAGAGAATATTCCTGATTACAATATGGCATCACTTCAACCGCGTAATTTTGATATGATAGACAAAGTATCTACTGAAAATCTACAATGTATAGACAGGATGATAACAGCTACAGATTATCTTGCTAAAATTTTACATGAAAAATTCAATTACTGGAATACTGTAACTATTCCAAATGTTTGTTCACGTTCTTTATGGGGTCGTGAAAGAAAGGATTTCTTTAGAGAAAAACCTGTTATATTAAGTGCTGGGGCAATGCAACACTATAGAAGCCCTCAGCCTTTGTCACCACAATTTCCGGCGGGCGTTACTGCATTGCGTGGTGATTATTGTGGACAATGGCCAGAGTGGATTGTAAAAAACGCTAATGATATGGATTTACATTTCTTTGCAGACATTCCTTATTTTCTTAGCAAAATTGCCGATAGAATAACTATGCATCCGTGGAAAAGCACTGATATGTATATATCTGAATATAACAGAATAAGACCTGATATTGTAATAGCACCGTTGAAAGACAATGTATTTAATAGATGTAAAAGTAGATTAAAGTTTACAGAAGCATGTGCAGCTGGTGCAATACTTATAGGAACAGATTTTGAAGATTCGCCATATAATTGCATTCACCCACTTTGCAAAGTTTCACCAGAGCCTACTATTGAAGAACTTGATAAAGTTTTCAAGAATGTAAAAGAACATTGGAAAGAAATATTAGATTACCAATACAAATGGATTAATAATAATGGTGAATGGCTTGAAAGCAATGATCATGTTCAGAAATGGTTAACAGCATTAACTTATCCTAATCAAAATTTCGTATAAGGAGTAATTATGAAGACACGAGATAAAATAGACTTGGGATTCCTGATAGTAGAAGCTATCATGTTAGTAGCTAACTTATTCAAGAAGGGGGACAAAGATGACAAACAATCCAATAATCCCTGAAGATGAATGGTATATAATGAGTCCTGAAGAAAAAGCTGCAATTCTATTCCCTGACATGAGCACTAGACCGCTTTCTCACGATGAAAAGAAAAGACTTGTAGAAATGTTTGAAATGAACGATTTACAAAATGGGTAAAGATGGACGAGATTAGATTCAGTGATTCTTTGGACAAGACTAAAGAATTCATAGATAGGATAAAATCATTCGAAATAGCTACATATAATGACAGGTGTGATACTTGTCATGAATGGAGAAGAGGAATATACAAAATTGTAGACGGAGAGTTCAAATGTATAAACTGCCTTGCAAGGGACTATTTCGAAAGACTTGTAGGTAAGGAACAATCGGTTAACTGAGAAAATAAATCGATTTAGAAACCATTGACGATTGTCAGTGGTTTTTCTATATTAGGGTCATAAAGATAAGGAAATAAATAATGACTAAATTTACTAAGCTTCTCAGTGACCTTCAGATTGATAATAACTTCCTTAAGCAATATATGTCTGCAAAGAATGATGAATCTTCTGATTGGGCAAAGGACAGAATGCTTATTGAATTCGGTAAGAATTGCAAAGTAAAGTTGTCTACACTTAATCGTATTGTAGAAGATACAAAGTTTGCATGCAGAAAATACGGTGAAAGTAACTATCCTAAGTATGAAGCTATTAATTCTCTTGCTTGTGCTGCTGCATGCCAAGTATTCTGTGAAATACGTGAAGCATATCAAGCTGGTCGTGTATCTGATGAAGAATGGATTAAATTTGGTAAAAATGCATAAGGAAACAAACAATGAATAATAACCTTAAGAAGATCTTTAAGCATTATGAAGAATTCGGTCATAAGCATTCTAGTTGTGATGTATTGACACGTTTATTGAATAAACTGACCACAACTAATTATACAAAGACTGTTGGTGAACCTTTCATGATTATGAATGTTTATTTCCATAATGATGGTTGTGGTGGACAATTTGATATTTGTTCAATTAATACTGGTAAGACATTATACAATGTATATGTTAACATTAACAGACTTGATGTAACTGAAATGTAATTCATTATTGTGTAAAGGGTGACTGAGGAAATCTTTTTACCGTTTTGCAGTTTCCAAGGTCACTCTTTATTACTATATTATGTTCATAACAATAAGGAGTCAATATGACAACGGGAGATTTTATTATAATGGGCATTATGTTAATTCTTATCATTTGTGCTAATGGAATGAAGAATTAACTAAAATATGAAAATAATAATAAAAGCAAGGATTGACTCCTTGCTTTTTATTATTTCTTTTCACCAAAAACATCTTTTATTTTAGGTGGATTTCTCTTTTTATCGCCACACATAAAGCCTCCTATTGGAATATATCCTCAATTCTAGGTGTCTGTCTATTCATTTCTTTTTCTTTTAGATATTCTTTATAGGCTTTCATAATAGGTTCATCTTCGCGACCATGTGGTTCGAATTTCATGTCCCAATCACGCGCATAGTTTTCTTTATACCAGTCAATAGCAGCTCTGTCTTGATCTTTTTTAACTGGTTGCCTTTTACCTGCAATAGTATCTGAAGTTTTTACTAATCCAGGACCGACTTTAGTTACAACTTGATATGCCTTAGCACCGATTTTAGCACCTTTAGACATACCTTGACCTAAAGATTTCTTATTAAGAATAGTTTTACCTAATTCAGAATCCCAAAGACCTTCTTGTTTAAGTTGTCCTTGATTATCATATGGATTGAACTTCTTGTCTGGAATATTTTTAGCTTGCTTTATCTGGTGTTCTGCAAGATCAGTATACATTTCAGCAGTTTCTAATGCTTCTGTAGGTTTTTGATTTACAAAATTTAAGATATCTCTCTTTGCTGGACTATCTGGTAAGGCGTCAATATTTGCTTTAAACTTACTAATTTCAACTGGATCCAATTCACTAAGTTTTTTAGCATCAGTATTCTTGAATATTTCACGTGCAGCATTTAAAGTTTTTTGTGAATTGTCAATATCATTTCCTAAAGAAGCATATTTTTCAACTTGTGTAGCACCTTTCTTTGCTATTTTACGAGCTCTATTAAGAATCATAGTTGGCAAATAATCTACACCTGCATTAACACCAGCATCTGCAGCAAAGTTTGTCATTACGTCACCAAAATTTTGACCTTGAGCTGCATTTCTTCCAGCACGAATAACAGGACCAGCAAAAGTTCCGCCTATACCAGGAAGGAAATCAGCCATACCTGCAGCAAAACCAGCAGCAGCATCAGCAATATCTGGAATATGCTCTACTGATAATTCTGGATTATTCCAGTAAGATTTTTCAGGAGTATCAATATAACGTTGCTTAGCCCATTCAGAAGCAAAATTCCATTTGAAATCGTCTTTTACTTCTTTCTTACGACGTTCACGACCTTCAAAATATTCCTTTTCTTTCTGAAGTTCACCAAGTGTTTTCTTTAAGTCTTCGACATTGACGCCGAGCTTTGCAGCTTTACCTTTGATATACCATTCAGGATTATCTACATAGTTATCAAATTCACCTCTAGCACGGTCACGAAGAGAAACTGTAGACTTTTCTAAGTCTGCATAGCCTTCTAACTTACGTAAATCTTTACGATTTTTTTGTTCCCATTCATCGAGATTCATTTGATTCAATGAATTAAGTAAAGATTCAGCTCTAGGATTTCCATGAGCTCTAAGCCAATCTACTATTTCTTGACGTCTATCCATTATTTAACCTTTACCCATTTTGTATCTGACAATTTGTCTCCAGTTACACGCTTTAAGCCGCGTTTTAACATAAAGGAAATTTCATCTGAAGTTACGCTATTAGGATCCAAACTTAATATTTTAGTTTCTCTTTCTTTAGCTTTAGCTTCGTTTTCAGCTTTCTTATTAGCCTTATTTGTTAACTCTGCACGCTTGTTATCAAGCTTACCCCAGTCAGCTCTTGAAAGGTTAGGATTAGAAGCTTCGAACTTATCTAAAAGTTCAACAGAAAGGTTAGGATTATTCAGTAACGTTTCAAAGTCAGTTGTAGCTTCTTCACGTGTAGTCTGTTCACCATTGCCTTTAAGTTGTTCAATCTTTTTATCCACATCCTTTGTAGGAAGTCCATTCTTTTCAAGATTGGTCTTTACATCAGCAAGTTTAGAAAGCATAGCATTCTTAGTAGGTGTATCAAGACTATCATTAATAATCATGCTATCAAGGATATTATTAGCTTCTATAAGTGCATTAGCTCTAGCAGAATTGTTTGGTTTATTCTGTTCATTAGCTATACGTCTAGCATTGTCTCTGTCTTCTTTCCATCTCCAGATAGAAGTAGGATCGTTGACATTAATCTTACGAGCTTCGATAGCTGCAATCTTATCAACATTACCGGTCCAATTACTTAACTTAGCTTTATTGTCAGCTATACGTTTTTCCAATACAGAAATTTGTGACTGAATATCGGCAATCTGCTTCTGTTTAGCCATAGCAGCCTGTTGTTCAGCTTGAGCTTGTACAGCTGCGGCATCTGCTTGTGGAGTACCACCCTGTTGAATCCAGTTAGCCATATCACCCGCATTACCGAACTGTCTAGTGTTAACATTATTGTTAATAGCATTATTAGCTATTTCTTCTTCAGTCATAGATGTCGTTGGAGAATAACCGTCATAATTAATTGGTGCATTACCACCATGCTGATAATTAATCGGTCCTACATTCTGAGAAGGTCTATAACCGGCCATATCTTCACGTTGTATAGCCTTAGAGATATAATCAAATGGATCTTCATTCTGAGGAAGTCCTTTTAACTGTGTATTGATTTTACTAGGTCTCCAATTAAAAGCCATTAGACACCTCCCTTTAAAACGGCGAGCTGTTTCTTCAATTCAGCAAGTTGCTGTGTATCAGCTGCGATAGAATCTTCAAGAGCCTTTCTGTCAGCTGTATCTTTTTCCATCAAGTCAGCCTGTTTATTGCTCTGTAAGAAATCGACAAGCTGAGTGCCGAACTTAAACGCATTCTGTAAGCCTGCAGTGTCAGACTTTTGTATAGCATCAATTTGCGGCACAAAGTCTCTTGTGCTAAACACTAAGCTTGTTTGTGGTAAAAAGTTATTCGTTAAAGCCATTATAAACCTCTTAATATTTATTAACCTGCAGCACCTGCGTCATAGTGTCTTTGAGCCCAACTACCGGCTGTTTTTCTGTTAAGTGCCTGCCCTATACTGTTACTGTTAATTAAATCCAAAACAGATTGAGCAGCTTCTCTTACTGTATTACCGCCAGTATAAGTATATTCCTTGGAACCTGTTGCAAACTGAATCTTAATCTTGTTATCAGGCGTAATACGTAAACTTCTGATAGCGGAAGAAGAAGGTTTCAATGCTTCTTTAGGCTGATTGTTTACATTAGGAACCCATTTAGGATTTGACTTAATTACTTCCCTGAACATTTCCTGTTTTACATAAGGATTAATATCAGAACGTGATTCTATATTGTCACGTAATTTTTTATATTCTTCAGGAGTGAAAGGCAATGCTGCGTCGTTTACGCTTCTGTTACGTGAAGCATTATGGTTAGGCGGGCCTGGAACAAAGATAATAGGATAGTTGAAGCCATCGTCCGCCTTTTCACCAATAATGGAAGGCAAGCCAGCCGTGCTAGACTGACTTGGACCGAAAACACGGGCCAGCATGCCCTTGAACCATCCGCCTAAACCCATTTAAACTCCTTGATTGCCGAATACGGAATTGATTGTAGGAATCTGTTGCTGTGGCATTTGAAGTTGATTCTGACGAAGTGCATTGGCCTGATTTTGAAGAGCCTGATTTTCCGCCTGTCCTTTCTGTTGAGCCATAGATAATGCAGCCATAATGAATGGAATCATGTTTGTCTCCTTAACCGAAAATTTTACCTAAAAGTGATTTGTTCTGAGTCATGGCGTTTGCAGCCTTGCCCTGTGCGATATTAGCCTGATTCTGTGCCAACATGGAATTGTTGTTTGCAAGGCCCTGAGTATAGGATCCGAATGCATTGATTGTATTATCCTGTGCATTCTGACTTAAACCAAGCAAATCCTTGTTCTTGTTATACATGTTGCTGTAAGTCTGTTGACCAATATTTGCATTAGTACTGAATTCATTCAATGCACGGCTTCTATCCTGCTGGTATCTGTCGAATGCCTTATCCCATTCTTCTGAAGCAAGAGCCTGTTGCTTAGCCGCAAGTGCATTTGCATAGTCAGAACTGAACATGTTACCTGCATTGGCACGAGAGTTAGTAATTGCGTTAGTAGCCTGGTTTACTCTCTGGTTAGCAGCCTTGGAATAGAAATCCTCGATAGACTTGTTATAAACGCTATCGTCGAACTGGCCTGCATCATAAGGCGTAAGGTTTTCTAAGTCCTGAACCCTGTCACCGTATTTTGCGGCTTCTCCACCGTATGCATTGTTGACCTTATCGAGATATTGACGATAAAGTCCTTCGTTCTTGTTTGCAGCATTTTCAGCAGCTGCATAAGCCTGATCCAAAGCATTATTTGCCTGGCCTACGGTCTTATTACCGCGATAGCCTAAGAGGTCACCCGGATCAAAAACATTTGATACAAAATCTGTGAATCCCATTTTATTGTGTCTCCTGATATATTTATTTTAAGACTGAATTATAATAACTAGGCCGTTTTGTTCAAGTGTTATATACTGGTCCTGCAGGCCTATAATACCGCCAGTTAAATTTTTCTTGTAAAAAACCAGATACGGAGTAATATCCTTTCTCTGGTTTATGAAAGTCTTTGGAAGAACGTTATCACCGGCATTGCATAGCTTACGGTAAATCTTCAATTCACCCATTTCAAGGCAACGCCAGTTGTCATCTTTCGTAATGTTCCATGTGCCCTTAACGGCCTGGAGAATATCCTGAATCTTACTGAAATCGTTTATAATCATACAGAAGTCTCCAGGATATTGAATCTCAATGTGGCGTCGGAAATAACGAAATCAGAATCTTCAGAGAACATTACCTTCAATACGCATTGTCTTACCATGCCCATATTGAGCCATCTAAGTCTTGCGAAATACTGACCTTTTTCACCAAGAGATGCATCGATAACGTTACCGAATGTATAGCCACCGTCATTAGAAACCTGTAAGAGTGCCTTAGACAACTGACCGTAATTCTCGATTGCACCAGAGTTTACTTCCAATGCCAGTTCATATAATACGAACGGCTTGTAGTCGGCTGTAATAACCGGGGTCTGCCTTACACGGTATAATGGGAGAGAATGTTCTGAATCGAAATCTTCCCTGTAATAGTTCTCGTCAAGGACATAGATATTACCGTTTTCACAACAGCCAGTAATAATCTTGTTGGTGAACCATGTGGCATATAACGGCATATACGGCTTATTCTTAGAATTGTAGTAGTTTCTAGAACTTCTTATATGCCATTCACCTGTCATTGTATCGTAACAGTATGTCTCGTTTCCTACCGTAAAGATATAGAAACTATGGTTATTCTTTGAATATGTCCAGCCTCTTGTATTCTGTATATTGTTGTCGTTAAGAATCCTGTCTAGCCATTCTTCAGAAATCTTCGTGACCTTGGTGCCTTCAATCATAAGGACACACTTTGCATTGGCCTTACCTGTTCCTATACAGAACTGTGTCTGGTTAACAGAAGCAAGAGAATATCTAGCTTCAAGGCCCTGTTCCTTGTTGATTGTGTAAGAAGTTCTTTGCCAAGTCTGGTAAGATTCAGCGTCACCTCTCTGCCAGAATTCGATTGAGCTAGGACCGTAAAGTGTAAGCAATGCACCTACTGAATAAACTGCTGTAACCTTGTCGGAAGAGGATTCTGCATTGAAATACTGTTGGACGCCATAATCGTCAAGGAAGCAATATTCACCTGAATCTACTTCCCTAGTCTCTACAGTTATATTGTCACTCTTGTATTGAACCTGTCCATTCACGATATTGAACACGTTACGACGTTCCTGGGACAACGGATATGGAACTGAGTAGTAAACATACCCTGAACCCAAATCGTTGACCACGATTGAACCAGACACGACTGCGATATGTGTAGGTCTGATATAGACATTCTCGGTGATTCTCTTAGGTAATGCAATGTTTACGGTAGTTCCGTCCTTTAAGTTATAGCCATAGATAGAAACACCGTCTACCCACATTAGGATAGCACGTTCACCGCCTGATTCTGCGAATATTACAGTATTTCCAGAAACATAGTTTCCTATCTCTACTGTCTCATAGGCATTGTTAATCCTGTAAACCTTACCGCCGTATGCAACGAAAAGGTCAGGAGTATAATTGGTTGAAGAAAGACCGGTTGAAGGCACATACATGCCATCGATACTTCCTTCAGAACCCAAGGTCATCAAGTACTTGATGCCAGGGCAGCTCTGCATAAATCTTCTTGCGTCGTCTTTCGAACCGTTAAAACCGGAATACATGTTACGGCTGATGGCCGCACCCTGGATATTCGGGTTCTTTGTCTTGGCTGAAGAACCGACAAAACTGTAAGTTATATTCTTGCTCATCTAAAATTCCTTACCAAGAACGTGGGCATAAACCGTCATAGTAACTGTCAAGATAGCTACCGCCGATATTTTCATATGTCATAGGTCTATTACTCTGGTTAGCACGCTTTAACAACCTTACTGCATTTGCGAATTCTTCGTCAAACAGCGGCTTGATATCTGTGAGCTTATAACGTAAACAGAGTTTTGCACAGAGACCGTCTTCAAGGATAGAAATAATCCTTTCACTGAAATATAGTCTATCGTTAATCTTATATTGAGGAATGCCCTTCAAGTAGGTTATTCTGTATTCGAGTGGCTGAATAGAATCAGTCTCGATTTCAAAAACTTCGTATGTATAGGAAATATTTTCGACCTTTACTGTTTCTAGATAAGTTTCACAAGTAAAGAATGTAGGAAGGCTTAACTTGGTATGGGAGTCCAATACCTGTTTTTCTGCCGGGAAAAGCTGGATATATCTTAAACCGAGCTTTCTTGACAATGTAACTACACGGTTAATGAGAGGCTTGATAATAAGGTCTGGCCATTCGATATCTTTTCTTTCGTTCCATTCGAATGTATATGTGCCAGGAACTGCTTCACAACCATATACCCTGTTGCCATACTTTCTGACCTTTCCGACCAACTGAGCCGAAGCTGCAGGAAGTTCGTCTACTTCTTCCCAACCTTCAGGAAGTTCTTCCATTATCTTTATTTTACCTGACTTAAAAACGTTAGCCGTTTCTACATCAGAAAGGATAAGGTTCTGGCCGTTAAGCTCAGCAATGACACTTTCTAAGTCATTAAGAGCAGCCATGGCCTGTGTACCTGTTGCTGTCTGGCCATCACCGACCAAAGAACAACGTTGAAATGCTTGATTTATAAGATTATTTACGGTGATCATCTAAACCCCATACTATTATTACTATATTTATTTATTTGGGTAAACTGAATGGAATTTTTAATACGGTTTTAGTTTAAAAAAGACTAGGAATAACCTATATTATACATGTAAATCAATCAAAAAGGAGATAAAAACTATGGAACTTATCAATCTTGTTCTTTCTATTATTGGATTAGTAATTTTATATATTGTAGGTATACAAATATTTGCCGGTATTATTTCATTATTTGTTATATTATACGAATTTCTAAAAACATGTTGGGAAAAATTTAATTCATTTGGTAAAATTATATTTTTTGGAACTCCTGTATTAATTGCAACTTATTTTGTATTTTCATTCATATTCTATACGGTAATTCCATACATTGCAGCAAATGAATATTTAATAGACATTTTTTTAATAATTCTATGTATTGGAACTTATTTTAGTTGTGCTATTATTGGTTGGAATGGTGGTAATATTCATTGCAAAAATTATGGTATTATTCCATTAATTGCACGTATTATTTTCTTACTCCCTACTATGCCTATTATTTATCCCTTATATTATCTGAAGCAAGTTTTTTGTAAAGCATTTATTTCTAACTCATGTTTTATTTGGAATCCGCATTTTATTACTGGTGATTGTCTATATTATGAAAAAAGTATTACAGCTATTGATTCTAGAACAAAAAATGTTGTAAAAAACTTTGAATCTTCATTTGACGATGAAATTAGGTTTCAAAAAGAACTTCTTAGGCTTATTGGTAGATAACTGAAGAAAATTATACCTTTATTTCATGTTTAAATTCTATCAAAAATAACCTATATTATACATGTAAACAAGGAGACAACTATGAAAAAGATTATCATTCTTATCACAATTTTCTGTGGTTTTATTTTTGCAGAAAATAATTATGTTATTGCTAATGGAGTAATTTATTATAAACCTAATAAAGAATTTAAAGACAGACAGTGGGCTTTAGTGGCGGGTGCATCCGAATCATGTGGTAATAAAATTAACGGAAAAACATATAATGACTATGATTACAATGAAGATACAAACGAAATAATTGTATGGAGAGCATGTGAAGGAACATTATTGTTTAAAGGAAAAATGACAGGTAGTACAGATGGTTCATTAGTTGAATATGTTGATAAACCATCTAGTGAATTTGATGGTTTTTGTTATGATAAAACTGGAATGAATCCAATTAAACATGTAAATCAATTTACAAAGTGTAATTAAAATAAAAAGGAGATAAACAATGAAAAAGATTATTGTTCTTATTACGATTCTCTGTAGTTTAGGATTTTGTGACACAATTATTAATGTCTATAATAGAACTACCGGTAAAATAATTAAAACTTTTGGTAGACATAACTGTAAAAATAAGTTAGAAATTGATTTCATAAATGATATGTATTATAAAGATATCAAAGAAATGAATTTTGAAATAATGGCAAAAGATGGTAAAAAAATACCTATAAATTTAGTTATTTCATGCGGTAAAGGAATTAATGGAAAAACATTAGGATATTATGATTATTCTATGTTTAGTTATTCTATAGAAAAAGAACTAGATAGTGATTGGTCATTATAAAAAAGGCCGAGGAACTTCCTCGAGCCTTTTATAATGTTATTTCAATTTAGATTAGCCAATCTTGAAGTAGCCAACAACTGCATTTCTCGGTTCAGGGAGAGTAACAGCATACGGGAGGTCAAGACGAGTGAGGGTAGTCATGTACTTACCGTCACCGTAGGTGCTCATCTTCATTGTAACGTTGTTAACAGTTTCAGTAGCATTTTCAGAACCCGGGAGGTCTGCGAATGTATACTTATCGAAACCAACAGCGTCTTCAGTTCTGCACTGACCGAGAGCATACTTACCGGATTCTACACCGAGAGTTGCAGACGGAGTGAAGGAGCCAGTTTCTACCCAACCGTTAGCATTGTTAACGTTGTGGCCCTTGACAGCGAGACGAACCTGAGGAATCTTGCCATCCTTATCAGTAATGACATAGAAGTCCTGATCGGTTTCCATACCGTCAACACCGACAATCTTAACACCTTCGAGCTTATACGGAGTATTAGCAGCGCCAGTGAAACCAGTAACGTTATAACCAACGACAGTAGCGGATTCAGCACCGATACCAGAAACGTTTGCAACAGCTACGGAAGCAGTTTCAGTACCAGCGATAGTAACGACCGGCATTAAGTTATCTTCGATAACAGAAGCACCAGCATACTGACCGAGGTAAGCGTCCTTATAAATCTTGGACTGTATTTCAGACGGGATAAAGTTTGCGAGACCACCGTTAGCGATTGTACCTGCGATAGTCGGCTTAACGAAGGAGACCTTAGTACCGGCAACAGAAACTTCGTCAAGAGCCTTAGACATATCTGTCAAAGTCTTGAAGTTTGCGGAACCGACAACTACCTGGAAGGACTTGTTAATGGTCTTTTCGATAGCGTCCTTTTCAACAGAACGAGCGAGCTTGATACCACGTGGCTTAGCAACTTCGTTTGTGAAGGATTCAATATCAGTTAATTTGTTCCATGCATCGAGTTCGATGGAGGTATTCTTGTTTTCAAGAGTTACAGGAACAGTGTATTCAGTTACAGTATCAGGAGAGGCTTCGAGACCGTCATGGACTTCACCCGGATCGGTGATATAAATGTCGTAAGTCTTACCATATTTCTTGCCTTCAAGTTCACCCTGAGACATGTAGGATTTAGCCTTCTTCAAATACGGAAGGTTATCATAAACTTCGCCAGCGACGAGTTTAACTTTGTGGTTGTTGGAAAATTCATTTCCGAGATTCTTATCTGCCATAATTTGTTTCCTTTATGAAATTAATGTGTTCTGAGGTAGTTCAAAATAGATTCGTCCGAATCGAAAATGCTACCGGGTTTTGTTTCAGCTCCGATTCCGGGTTTTCCGATAACCGGTACTGCTGGTTTATTTACTTCGCTACGTAAACGGTTTTCCAGATCTCTAATCATGAACTGTCTGTCCATTTCCGTTACGCCTTCGTTGAACATCTTTTCAACTTCCTGAGGATTAGTGGCAAATTCGTAGATAATCTTCGGTCCGAGGTCAGAACGCATAATATACTGCGCCACGTCCTTATCTGAATCAATCAATTCTCCTAAGCCATTCTGTAATGCGGTTGCTACAGCGTCTTTATACTGTTTTTCCGCTTCAGGTGTCTTAAACAGTTTCTTGACATTATCATCCTGACGTGCCTTATAGGCCTGGACTTCTTGATCCTGACGACTTTGTTCCTGATATCTCTGTTGATATTCTTGGAGCTTCTGATTCCACATATTATCGAATCTCTGCTGTACCAAGGCATCAATATAGCTATCGTCGTCCTGGAATTGTCCTCTGTTCAACGGTGCATACTTATCGGGATTTTCAAGTTTATCCAGTCTCTGTAACAGTTGATTATACTGTTCCTGAAGCTGGCCATATTGGTTTTCATACTTAGCACGTTGCTTACCGAGCTGTTTTCTGAAAGAATATGCTGCTTGTTCTTCCTTGGAGTATGTCTTTCTCGGTTGTCCCTTTTCAACCACACTATTTTCTTCGGAAACCGTTTGCTGGGCGGATTCTTCAGCGGGGGTCTCAATCTGTGAATTCTCTGTGCCTTCAGCCTCGGTTACAGGGCTTTCACTGATATCAATCTCATCTTCATTCATAAATTTTTATTCCTGTAGCTACTTTAGGCGAGCCATTGCCTTTGTTTATATTTATAAAAGTGTTTGTCAATCCATGTAAACTGACTGTCTAGCCTTACGTTCAAGACCTAAACCACGAGGCATGTCTGTAGTAAAGAAAGTTAATGCAATACTATCAGCAGTATCTGGTGATCTACCAATAGCTTGTTTTATCTCATCTTTTGGAATTAATTGAATCTTATCTCTATTGTTTAAAATATATTTTGTAGATAAAAATTCATTAACTGCGGCTTCATCTACTCCATTTAATCCATGCTCATTGATAAACTGTTTTGTCTTCATATAGATCTCTGCACGTTTATTAGCATAAGACGGTTCATCTGCACTACCACCAAATGATACAAGATTTACAAAGCCAGCTAAATCCGTTTCCATTAATAATTCGTATAATGCACTACCATAAGCCGCATCTATATTAATCGCTGAAAGATTATGCTTTCCATATTCATGAATCCAGCCTTTTATAACAGAATACATGTCTTTAGCAGTAGAAAGTTGAACTTTATGATATTTTTCTATTGTATTGCCTTTTCTAAGAACTAGAGAATTAAGGTCGTGTCCAAATCCCGACGGGTCACAGCCAATAGTAATAGTCGTTCCAGATTTTGGGGCATTGTCAAACATATCGCTAGTGAATATTGTGCCATTATCAATATCTTCACATTCTTCACCATAATATTCTCTTCGCCATGCACTTTCAGAAACACATGACTTTCTCATTAAGGTAATCTGTTCTTCGGTAATAAATGTATTATCTTTTGTAGTAGCCGTAATGAGAGGAACATTATTTTCTTTTACAAACCTTGTCAGCCAGTTTTGGCCTCTGGGAGTACTAATCATTACAAGTTTAGGAGTAATGTCTTTACCTCTCATACAGAACGGTAAAATTGTCATTATATCTGGATCAGCCAAGGCAGCTTCATCAAGTATGGCTAATGAAATTTCAGTATAACCACGAATAGCATCAGGTGTTTCATAAGAAGCAAAATATATAACACCCTTTTTATAGGTTATTTTCATCATGCCCTTATGAATTTGGAATTCTTCTGGTTTCAATATTTCATAAAGTCTATTTGTGCATTCTTGCATTAAAACTTCAGAAACAGCCTTGAAGTTCTGTCCAAGACATATTACACGTTTTCCTTGCAACAATGCAATTACAGCCATAAGACTGGCTATATATGATTTACCTGAACCACTAGTCATCGACCTGCACGGAGATATACTAGATTCTCCTTACAGGTCAATAACTCCTTCTGATGTTTAAAAAGCTTATAATGAAAGTCCATATTATTCCCAACTACACTTACCTGTTTTTATATAAATGCGTTTCTCTTTACGATACAAATTATAATCGTCAGTAGCTAATATGTTATAATGTGCTACATATTTTTTACCAAATTCTGTATAAGAAGTAGATAATCCTTTATTCCACGGTTCATCAAATGAAGAAAAAGTAGTCTTAGTTATTGCTAGATTTATTTTAGCTTCTGTAAAATTACTATTTTCTTTCTGTGTACACCAGCGTAAATTTCTAACATCATTTACATTCATGCCTTCTGGAGTATGAGTTATATGATCTACTGTATCACGACATAACATTATATCATTTTCTGTTTTTGGAATAAAAAATTCAGCTAATAACCTATGTATTCTAACACATTTACCATTAATGCTTAAATTTTGCCTGTATTTTGTAAATTCAATTTTACCATTGGCTCTCATTATACGACCACAGTTACTAACTGCAATTATTCGTTTATTAGTCCTGGCATTATTGCCTGTTTTTATCCAGATTTCTTTTTGTCCATTTATCATAATCTAACAAATATAGCAAATTAATGTTTACGCATCGTCGATGACGATATTAATTTGATTATCCTGTTTGACATCAGCCACTATATTTTGTTCAACTTTTTCTGAATAGATATTTTTCCAACGTCTGCTCAAGATATTAATGTACTGTAGCTTACCCTGAGTGTAGTATTTGAAGGATAGCATATTCATAGCCTGTGAACGCATATCGTGATACCATTCGATACATTCGTCGAGGAGTTCCTGTGTCTCTTCACCTATATTCATGTGGAATGTATGGTATGTCCAGATATCCTTGCAGTCTTTCCTGACCTGAAGGTTTTTAGGAAAATATGACTGTATTCTCATCATGAAGGTAGCAAACTGCTTAGGAGAAATCTTTTCGCCAACCATCCTGTCTTCAGCACCTGAATTGATAAGTGCAAAGGTTATTCCTGTAGGACAGTAGCCCTTGTCGTCATATTCCATATCGCCCATTCCGTCAACAACGACGACCGGTTTTTTAAAGTTTTCCAAGAGAAACTTCATCTGTGCATGACGCTTCTTCATTCTGATGATATGTGTTCCGCCAGCCATTTTAGAATCCTCCATTAATTCTGAGTTTCTCGATAGCTATAGCTATCTGCTTCAGTAATTCCTTTATCTCTTTGATATCTTCTTTATAATCGTCCTTTAATTTTAAAGCCTGTGGAGTTTCCTCTTTTATCTCCACAGGCGCTTTTTCTTTCGCAATCTTTTTCATAATCATGTCCTGTGTGCATTAGAACGGCACATTCGTGAGCGAATGTTTACCATTCGCCATGACTTATTTATGATTTACTTCCAATCTGTATTTCTCCTAGATCTGGAGGTGGCTAAGGCATAGGCCAACCAGATGCTTTATATAAACCATAAGCACTAGGACTAGGAAGATCATCATAAAAATTAGTAGTAAATGCTGACCAATTTCCCCAATTTGCATTTACTCTACTATAATGTATTTCACCGTGATATATTTCAGAGTAGTTGCCAGTGTATAATTTATAATCTAATTCAGTATTGGTTTTAGCAGTATTTGTAGGTTTTAGATTAACGGTAAATGATTGTGGCATAGTATTATATTGCATTAAAATATTATTACTATCGGAACCATTTGGGAAATCTAAACCATAAGTATATAAATTATCTAACTCTTCTTGTGTAAATGCAGTTATATAAGGATGTGTATGTGCAGTTGCATCTTCCGCTATCCAATATACGTTATCAGCCACCGTATTTACTTTTACTGTAGCATTATTACCCCAATTTATTTTTGCTTCTGCTCTTCCAGTCACAGGATCAGGAAATTCAACTCTTCTCAGATATTGCCAATGTGGCGCTATTATCTGATTAGGTCCTTTAACAGTAAGCGTAGCAGTTCCAGTTATATTAGTAATTCCTGTCGTAGTTTCTACATTATCACCAGTATATATCTGATAAGGTACAGCCGCCCAATCAGTTCCTGCACTTTGTTGTGCACTAATTACAAAAGTATCATTTACAATACCACTAAACAAGAAATTAACCATCATATCTTCTGACATTGGTTCAGTATAAGACGAATATGGAGTAGGACTAATAATACCAACTTTGGAAATATTATTCCAGGCTCCAGATTGCGTATGCAATCTTACATTGTGTGCTTCTGGTATATAACCGCTACTTCTTGTCTTTAAGAGCTTGTACATGAATTATCCTATTTCGTAATAACCACTGTTCAATGTAACCCACTTCTTTGTTCCTTCTATATTTTGATAACCAAATACACCATAAGCGCCAGAACCCAATACAAATGTTTGATTATCTAATGTTGCGGAATATCCTGAAGGTCCATCATAATGATATGGAGTAGTTATATGAACTTCTGTATAACCACTAGCTGCCATCTGGAGTGCCGTAGTAGAATCACCAGTAGTAAATTCATAATTATATATTTTAGATTCTCTTATAGTATCAGATATGATAGCACCAGCGCCATCAGCTCTTAACCAACCCTTAGCAGTATTAGTAGATATTAATGTAAATTCATTTGTACTTCCAGCAGTATTTCGTAATGCAATGCTATAGTATTCAGTATATTGATTGTTACGTTTATGTGCGACATGGGCACTAGCAATAGAACCATCGACACCGCCAACAACATTAGAGAATGTCAAACCACTGTTTACAATAGTATCAGTTTCATAATTATCTATATAACTTGTTACAATTGTTAATGGCCATTGTGCTGAAAGAACAGCATCCCAAGCACTTATTGTACCAGTCATCGGGGTATTGTCTACAACGATAGGATCTATACCTGTGTAAATTTTACCCTGAGCATGAGCAGTAGCCTGGTTATATGCATAGCTAGAAGCTGCAGTAATATCCTTTGTCCAGCTTTTTCCAGAAACAGTAAACGCTGTTCCACCGGCTGTAGCTACATTGATATTATTTCCAGCTTTTACATCATAAGTATTTCCTACACCACCTGTAATACTAATGACTACCTTATTATCAGTCTTCGTAACCTGGATAGGATCAAGTCCACTTAATGGTAAACCAGTTGGCCAAGCTCCACTAAGTTTAATTTCATGACTGTTAATTCCACCAGAAACAATAGTTGGTGTCAAATTGTTTACACTGGAAACATAGCCTTCAGGAATACTTGATAAGTAAGTAGCAGTAATTACATTACCGTCAGAATCATAGGTAGCACTATTAGAACTAAATGCAAAGTTAGCTGTAAGAGCGGATTGAACTGAAGTAATTCCACCAGCTGCGGCTGCAATTTCGTCACTCCAGTCCTTTCCGCTAATTACATGGTTAGTAATATCGATATTGGAACCAGCTGAATATTCCTGAACACTCGGTATACTTGCAGTAGCCTGTTCATATGCATAACTGGAAGCTGCAGTAATGTCATCAGTCCAATCTTTACCTGAAATTTCATTATCGTTTATTGCAATATTAGGTCCAGCAGTATAAGTCAAACCAGCACTGAGTGCAGAGCCGTTAATACCAGTTATAATATTGTCAGAACCTGAAATGGCGCTATACGGAACATAGGCGCTCATGCCAGACTTATCCTGTTTAGAATAAATCTGATTTATTATATCATTCTTCGCAGTAGAATATTCGTTAGAAATAAAGCTATTGAAAGAACTGGTATCGAGTTTGCTATCCAATGCGCTTGCTATATTGGCAGTAGTAGGCAGTGTAATCCAAGAACCCTTAACACCGATGGCATGATTCCTATAGCCGCTTAAGTCATGACTGGAAACTACCCTGAAGGATTGGCCCCATTCAGCAGTAACGTTACCCATTTCAGACCAGCCAGAAATCCATGGAATTGGTTCGATAACTTCACTCAAGCTAATTATATCTGTATCGTTATTGACACTAATATAACCAGAACCAGAATATTCATGACCCTTTACAGAAGACATGGCTGATTCGATAGTCGGAGTCCAGTCCTTACCTGAAACTATATAGTTAGCAATAGAAATATTGTCACCTGCAGAATACTCATGATAGGCAGAGGCATCAAGTTTCTGATCAATGATACCGCTCAAGTAGTTATCATGGTTATAGAGCTCGTCTATAGTTACATTGTAAGCCGAACGGAAGTTATTGAAGTCATTAGCATCCAGTTTAGTATTGACTATGCTAGAAAGCTGCGTAAGATCTACGGAATTAATCTGAATATTGGCACTGTTCTCGTTTACAGCTGACCATAAATCGTCAAGATTCTGGTTAACCGAGGAACAACAATCTTCCATTTGACTAGAAAGACCGGATAAATCGTCCTTTATTCCGCTTATTTCTTCATTTACCGCAGAACAGCATTCATCAACCTTGGCACTGAGACCACTGAAGTCACCTGTAAAGCTGATAACGTTGTTTTCGTTAATATCGATGTAGTCGCCTGGGAAGTAGGTATTGCCCTGGCCTTCACCAGCTCTCAAAATTCTGTTATTTGATTGTATTACTGCCATGATATATTTATTATCCCATTAAGGTAATACATATTGGGCTGTCCAGTTACCGGATAAGCCATTTGTATTACATTTATTATTAAAATTGGTAAGCATATTTACATAAGGCACGCCAGTAACATTATTTGCTGTAAACGTAACAGCCCATACCTCTGACCAAGGTATAGAACCAATAACCGACAACTCTTTAGTATCTATAATTGCTGTCCTGTTCATAGCAAGTTGCGCTGAGGGCATATTAACAGGTACGGTATAAAGGGAAATGAATGCACTGAATGTAGCCGTAAGATTACATGGCGTAGCAAAGTTAGGACCAGTGGACGTAGCAAAGTAGAAATTTGGAGAACCTGGCGTACTGGAGTAATCGAATCTTGAAGTTACTGAAGCAGTAGATATATCAGAACCTGTATATTTTGCAGCGAAATACCCCCCATTGCTTCCTGTCCTAAAAGTTTTTGACACATCTATCTCTCCAGGTGATAATAAATCTCCAGACATATTATACTGGTTAAGCCTGAATATAGCCTTAGCTGTCTGATCATCTGCCTCGCCGAACTTGAAATAGTTAGTGCTTGTTATAGTTCCACCATTGGCACTATAGCTATCGAAACGATAATATTCATCCGCAGTATTATATAGCCTTACAATTTCTCCTTCCATACCTGTAGTCTTTGCTGCGCTTATTGTACCATGACCATTAGTCTCAAGGTGCAATCTCTTGATATAGTCATCAAAAAGTATCAATTCACCGTTATATGCAATCAGCTCATTATCAAAATTAACAAAATCTTTCATCTTAAACCACCATTTCTATTAAGTTAGCTGTAAAAGAATTTACATATACGCCTTGAGGTGAACCAGCATTATTTCCGCTTGTTGCCAAGAATAAAGTTCCAGCAATATTAGAAGTATCGATATTGAACGTTACATTCTGATTTGTATAGCCACCTTGACCGAAAGTATTACAACTAGCCGTGCTTATTATATTAGCAGAAACCCATTGTGACGGAATTTTCTTTGTATAGGTGCCAGCTGAATAAGTAGTATAGTTAGGATCTATCCCAACACATATAAGGTTTGCTTGATTACTAGGATAATGAATATTCGCAGTTATATGCCCTGACAATCTTCTGTTATTTCCGAGAACAATGCAGTTATTAACATTTCCGGTATAAATCGGATATCCTTGAGTATTTGCCAAACCGGCTACATGATAACGTCTTGTATAACTACCACCTACATTTCCTACAGGAATTATAAAGTTTCTCGAATAATGCATATTCTCGTCCATTGTAGAACCTTGATTACTTGATACTGGATTATAATAAGTCTGTAAAGTATAGCCACCTTGATAAGCGGTAGGCTGTGCACTGAACGTAGCCCTTGCAGTAACGTCATTATTCAAGTTGAACTTATTGCCTGTCAAAGTAGCACCTGTCACAGAATAACTCTGAAATCCATAATTAGCGTTTGGAGTATTGCTCAACATTACCTGAGTTCCAGAGAAACCAGACATCGGAGAAGCGGTCATTGTGCCGTGACCGTCTGTAGAAGTAGTAACAGTAAAGATATCACGATTCCAGAGCATTTCCTTCTGTTTAGAGAGAAGTGCAGAACCGTTGAAGGCTATACTAAATGCCGAATTAATCATTTTTCAATTTTTCCTTGATCCACTGTAAATCAGTTTGTATCGAAGCCAGACGTGCATCCAAATCCAAGTCTTTCAATCTTTGAATTTCTGCTTCTATTAGTTTGACTCTTGTGTCCATGGATTCCTGTGCATCGTCTCTCTTGGACTTTGTATCTTTTCTCTGCAAATAAACGATAGCATAGACGACTGCAGCCGCTATGACTATCTTGATATCACCGGTATTAAAGGCATTTGTTAGCATCTCTTCCATGTTATACC